CCCACAACAAGAATAACTGTTGATTAACAAATTGATTAGAGAAATTATTGCCATGGCTTGGGACAATTTGAAGCGAAGCAAGAATGCTTGGATACCTGAATACTGTAGCAGCTTACAGTCAGTGGGAGAATGGATAGGCAGGGATGAACAACAAGAGCAATGGCACCGGCCCACAACTCAGCCCCCAGCAAACATGATTTCTGTTCAAAGAGAGGGTAACAATGTTGATGTAGCAGTGCTGGGTAGGCAAAGAACTCTAGTGCCACTAACCCAAAAATTCAAAAACTGTAGACATGATTTAGTTTTAGATGTTTTAGGGGGGGGAGGAGATGAGAGATTGTCATTGCTAGGAATAAAGGGTTGGGAAGGGAATTTGACTCCAGATTTTATTAGTGTTGAGCAAAAATCAGTCTTGGAATTGGCCACTACAGCAGTTTCAGAGGAATATTCAGTGAACCATGAATGGGATAGGAAGACCATCAAATACAAGCATCTCCTTAAACCACTCAACTGTCAGCTTTTGATACTGGTTGTAAGCCCCATGCTGGTTAAAAGCAACTTCTTGCTGAGTCAACGAGAAGTAAATATGCTCTGCTTCCGAGTGAGATTGGGGTTAATTCTAGAGTCTCTCATAAATGAAAAGATGGGTCAAAATATGTTTGCAGAAGATCTTACAGAAAAGGAAAACATGGTAGAGTATATTCTGTCCAGAATGCCTCTGCATGCTGAAGCAAACCCTTTGTTCAATACACAAGAAATCTTAGAGACTGTAGCACCAGTTACTACACAAGATAAAGAAACATTCAAGCAAGCTTTAAAAGAGACTCTGAAAGAATCAACCCGTTGCAGTCCAGAAGATAGTGAAGACTTGAGAGAGTATCTTGCAAAATTTAGCCCAGAAAAATGTCAGCATGGGAGGAAGAGAGTGTCCAACATTCCATTTGTCTACAGTAAAACCAACTGCTCACACGAGCTGACTTTAGACCCAGACACAACAATGGACATGCCAGATCATTTGGTGAAAATATGGAGACAGGCAAAAGAGGTCAATACTCAGATTCTTAAATATAAAGATGTGTTGGAAGAGGCATCTGGTGAAGCTGTCTGGGAGAGACATAGAATTCAAAAACAGAGTGCTTTCAATGTTGATCTTGCAGAGGAGGACAGAATTGAGTGTGCCAAATCTGGGGTTTTTGGAAAAGAATATGCAGATAATGATGAGGTAATAGAGCATCATAAAGATTCTCAAAAAAGCTTCCACCCAGATGCCTCTACAGATGACATACATAGATTCTGTAAATGGGATTCTCTCAAAAGCTGCAAGACAAATATTCCAATGAATATACAGGTCCTTATCAAGTCTGCCAAAGACCTCTGGAGAAAAGAGTCATTAGGCTTGAGTATGTTTGTCAACCTGATCAGAACACCCATCACCTGTTTCTCACAGACAATCAGCCTCCTGATGACAGAGATAGCATACTGTTACAGATATTGGCCAAAAAGAGCAGACTTTTATCACAAAGAAGTCAATGGAATACATATACTAGTTAGATCAACTGGGTCTCACATTTTTGTCAGCTATGCATTTCCAGAATGCTGTTCTGAAATGGTGGATCCAGGAAGGCTAGGACCCAATTTGTATTATTCTGACAATTACATTTTCACAGACTTTTGCTCATATGATGAGCCAACATTAGAACATTTTGTCAAAGCGGGACCTTATCTAGTGGCCATTGCATCTCACCTGATGGCACATTATGAGTTATCTCCAGAGAAAGATAGTCTCAGATCTAGAAAGTTTAGAAGGACTTTGAACCTGATTTTCCTTCTATATCTTAACAACAAAGTAGATTCTGAGGAACTAGTCACCAGCCAGCGCTATTTAGTGATGGGTATTCTTGAAGAACTAGATCCTAATCCTTATAGATTTGTTGATAGACTCCCTGCAGTCTTGAGATCAAGATTGACATGTTATATCTTGAAAAAAACAATCAAATTGATGAGTCATTATTCTGCATCCAAAGTGAAGAAATTAGTGGACAATAGGTATGGAAAACCTGAGATTAAACACATAGGCTTGGTTAGCATCTTCATGGATGAGGAGATTTCTTTGAAACAGCAAGTTAATGAGTTCTACTTTGGGTATGTGATATCTAAAGAAAGAGGGAGAGGTGCCGATAGAAACTTCAAGATAATAAAGAAAATCATTAAAGAAGAGTATGATGCCCGAGAGACAGTCAAAGCTACATTAGACAGATCAATTAAAAAGAAAAAATTTGTTAGCAATCCCATAGTGATTAAGGTAATCATGAGTTTGTTCAAGGGTCACATGACTGATTTGTATGGTGATCAGTGGATGAGTGTGCTGAAGAGACAAATATTACGCCAGTTGGCCACTGGAACTTTCTCTGACATAGCCACCCTGAAAGTTGCATCTAGATCTTACAAAGAGCAGATCATAATACCAGGCATACTACCAGGAAAGTCAGCTGCTGAGATCAAGGAGCAACTCAAGAAGGTGAATCCTGAAGAGGTTGAGAAACGACCCAAGGTCATGGAAGCTCTTTCTGAGTTAGTAGCTCACTTCATTCTAGAGACTAAACACTCTCCCACCCACATTGTTGAGATGCTTCCTTTCTGTTATAATCTGCTCCTCAAAAAGGGTTATTTTGACACTGATCTCTTCATTAAACCTCAGCATGGGGGGGATAGGGAAATCCATGTTCTAGAGATTGCTGCTAGAGTGTGTCAGTTCCATTTAGAAGGAATATCCAGAGCTCTCTCTAGGCAGATCCCAGAAGACAGTTTAACACACCCGAAGAGCAAGGACTTCTTTGTTTCTCAACATCACAAGAAAACTGAAGAGAAGCTGGGACCATCTTACTTTACATTGGGAAAGTCTGCTGATGCAACCAAATGGTGTCAAAGAAATCATGTATCAAAATTTGCCTGTTTCATGATGCCCATTTTGGACAGACTCTTCTGGAATTTTGTTCTCTCTATGTTGCATCTATGGCTATACAAACGAATGAGCTTCCCTCTCCAATTTGCTTCAAACTTGATGGCAAACCCGAAAGTAGAATCGGACCCCTTATATATGAAGTTCCGGGATGAGTTTCTAGCTGGCACTGGACTTTTCACTGAACCTAAAAATAATAAGATGTATATCAAATTTGGCATGATGCAGGGGATTTTGCATTTTACTAGCACACTGACCCATGTTATATTGATGATTGTTATGGCTAAGGTGGTCCTCTCCTACCTTCATTTCAAAGGAGTTTCTAGCTCTGTCTCAGTCATCTCTGGAAGTGATGATTCTGCTCAACTATTATCAATACAAGGTAAAGCCACCCTCAAGAACCTGAGGCTGGCTACCACTATGCTTCTATGGAAGGAGAGGATGGCGGAATATGCATCCATATATTCAAATCGTGCCAAAAGTTGCATAGGAGCTCTGGATCTGGTTGAATATAACTCTGAGTGGACTGTCAGGGAACACATTCTGAAACCTACTTTTAGATGGGTGTCAGCTTGTCTTGAAACAACTGTGGTGGAAAGGTTTATTGACAGGATTAGAACCATGTATAACACTTTATCCCAAGTCTTAGAAGGAGGTGGAAAGACCCTTGAATGTTCCATCATTCAGATGTGTCAAGCCTGGCTGCATTATATGATGTTAGGTTTGCACAACAACCCTCTGGCTGATGATATTGCTCGCATGATTTGGAATACCAAAGATCCTAGTCTGGGCTACTTCCCACTTGATTCAGATTTTGCCTGCGGCATTGTAGGAGTGGACTTTCAACTATATCATCTGGTGGTCAGGACTGGGTTTTCTAAAGTGGGCTACAGAGTTGCTGATCCAGAACTTCTAGCGGAAGATGAAGTTAAGGATCCAACTATACCAGATGACCTGCGCTCAACCAAATTGGCTTTTGGGAGTTTGAAGTTTTGGCACTCTCTATTGAGAAGGATGAAGGTTCCTCAGTTAGAAAGTATTATTGAAGCTGTGGAGAACAACCCTTTAATTATTTTTGAAAATTCTCCTACATGGGAACATTGCAAATACCAAATATTCCTCAAGGTGTTCCAGCCAGGAGTCAAAGAATCCTTATCATCTTATTCTCCAACCATTCGCATGATGTCAGCCACCGGCTACTTGATCTCCAAACAATGCTTTTCAAAATTTTCTCGAATCACAAATGAAACCTCAAAGCGAAGTCTGTATCAGCTCCTAGAGACAGAAGAAGCTTTGTGCAAGACAAGAACCATAACATCAGATGATTTGCTAAAGACATTTCCCTACTCACATGAGTATGATGAAGTACTATCTTATTTAAGCCATTTGGAGTCTAAACATTCTCTCCGACAATCTCCTCTCAGGATGACAAGCAAGCAATCATTGCTGGTTTTTGAGAAAAGGGTGGATGAAATTCCTCTATTAGACATGTGCAGAAGACGATGGAATTTTAGTCATCAAGTGCCTCTTTCAAGTAAGCAGTTTGAAGAGTCATGGGAGGAACTTAAAATAAAGTACTCTTTTATTAGAGATTCTTTGTTTCAAACCTGTGAAGCACTTGATATGAATGTGGTGCAGTTGAAGCCATACCTAGAATCATTCACAATAAAATCACGGAAAATAGTTCTGATGGATTCAGCTGCAAAAAGTTCTAACATAAAATCTGCTATCAGCAGAGTCTTTTGGCCTGACATTAAGATAGAGATGCCCCAGCAAGATGTAGACACTGACAGTTTTGCCTTACGGTCAGATATATTTTCTGTATTGTCATTCTGGGGGTCTCAGCAATGGAAGAAAGATTATATAGACTTCCTGCTCCATGAACATGGTTTGCATGGCAAACAGATAGTGCCTCAAAGAATTAAAAAACTACACATACTATCCCGATGGAGGTCAGGGCAACCTAAACATAGCATAATTAATGATCTGAAGAGTTCTGGACAAGGCTTACTTGGGTTTTTCTTAAAAACACAGCCTGGATATGGGAAAAACAGAAGTGGGGATGGCTTGTGGGCTGGGACATGTCTTGGAGTCAATATTAACATAGCAATGAGTGTTGATGAAACCAATGCAGATAGGGAAAATGTTTGCACCGAGATAGTGATAGATCGATTGCAAGAACCAAAACTGCTGGGGAAGCTCATCAAGGGTCTGATAGATGACTTTAAATTGGTTAAGCCAAGGTCATTTCAAAAATCTCAACTGTGGCTTAGCAATAATGGTAAGATTCTTCCTGGAGAAGGGGATTCATCTGACATTCCAATTAGAGTCAATCCTGATCTCAGAGTGGAATTCATAGATAAACTGTCTGATGCAGATTGGAATTGGGAAGTGACAGACTCAAAAATCAGACTCATAGCTGCAATTAGTGAGGACATTAAAATAACCATGATGTCTGACAACTTCAGTAGTAGGGATTGGGATCCTGTTTGTAGTTCCAAATTAGAGGGAGCTGTTAAAGCTTGGTCAGAAAGCTCTGCTGTTAGCCTGAACGAATTTCATGAGGAAATTGTCTCAGCAGCCGGAGTAACCAACTCAGCAGTACTTAAAGCCTCTAAAGACCCGTCTTTGATGACTAAGTCTGGTTGGTCAATGTCAGCTCTAATTCGTAAACTTAAAGAATTTTACATCCCATCAGATCAAACTCCAGACATTTCTGATGCTAGTGAAATATCTGAAGATATTCAAGACTTATTAGATTTCATCAATCTAGAACATGAAAACACCATTAGTGAGGACAACATGTATGACACAGAATCTGAAGATGAAGATAATGATGGAGGAGTGAGCATCATTAATGATCTATTCAACATTAACAACATTGACGAGTCAGACCTTGCGCTCCAAGAGGACATCTTTGACTCTCTACCAATGTCTAGATTTGGAATAGTGGGAAAAGAATGGGGCATGCCTAAGTTTAATTCATTTTTTTCAGGACTAGACACTCTCTCAAGGGTGATGTATAAAAAGTCCTTTCAGGAGTTACTTCTAAGCAAGATGGTGCATCCAATACCGGGTCTATTGGGGGTTGTGTTAACACTGGTCTCTAGAAAACCCTGGTGCCCAACTGGAATAGGTAATGAGATGGAAGATGTGATGTTATTTGAACAGTCTGTCACCAGTATCACTCAAAGTCTTAAGACTGATGCTGATTACCAGCATCTAAATGAGGTTGAATTGCAAAGGGCTATTAATGAGATTGAAGAAGCAATGAAGACAGCAGGAGAATTGACCAGGCCATTATATAGACAGCAAATTTTAAGATTATCTAGGGCCCTAGTCTATAGAAGCAGGAAAACTGAGCCCAATGGCTTAACTGATGTCTCCATGAAAGTTTTTTTGGAGTTGGCATTCTCAAGGGTTCAGAACCGGATGACAAGACCTGATGTCATTTTAAAAATGGAGGAGAACCTTAGAACTGCCTTTTTGAGAAGCATCTTGCAGGTTGACTTGGGTGAGAAAGAAAAGCTAGCAGAAATATCTCCACATGAGTTGGCTTTGCTGGTTGAATCCATAAATCAGCCTACTATAACTACCTTAGCTATGGATGCTGTATGGAGAGGATGGGGAGTTGGCAGTGAAACAAAGTCCTATCGAGTTGGAGACTGTGCAATTAAATTATAAGTTTCACTAACTAAAGTGTTGTGGGGG